AAAGTGGAATAGTATGACAAGATTATATAAATTAACTGAAAAAGGTAAGAAGTTATTACGTCAGTTAGAATATAAGAACAATAAACACGTAAAATTAGCAGAAGATATATTATTTCCTGCTATTAAACCTAAAAACGAAGGAGTAAATAAAGATGAAATACCTAGATAAAGTAGAAATGAGCAATTTATTATTAAGCATATTATGGATAATATTCTTTATACCATTATATCTATCATTTAGTAATGCATTTGCTACAGATGAAGTAAAAGAGGAATGTATAGATATCCCAATTATTGAAGAAGTACCAGAAATAAAAGGTGAAACTATCATTCCAGAAGAGGTAGAAATAAATGAAGTAGAATTAACAGATATAACTATTATTAATGATAGTGGTTATATATGGGAAAAAGAAAACAATTTCGACAATGCATTTAATACAGCACGTTCATTATTAGGTCCAAATAAAGTATTTACATGGAATAATGAAGCATATCATACTAATTACATTGAAGAAGGAAATTTGTTAACAACACGAGAACAGAAGTTCTCACAAGTCGCTGAATAGCGAGAAAGAGAGTAAATAAAGATGGCTACAGAAACAGTAGTAACAGAAACAACTATTCAATTAATGAATGGTAGCATGACTCTAGAACCAACTAGAGTTGTAATGGCAGCAACAGAATCACATGCAGAAAATACAGTTGGTGCATTAAGAGCAGAATTACAATTAACAGGACACGTTACTGTTAATGATGTAATTGCTTCAGATGCAACACCAATTGCTGAAAACGATAGAGTTGTTCATGTTGCAGGTAATAAAAGAGGTGGTAATCAGTAAATTATCACATTGGGTACAAATAAGGTTCTTTTAGGTAGAGAAAAAGCATTTCGTACGGTGAGGCTATGGTCCTGATTTATAGGAAAATTAGCAATAGACGTCAAGAATCACTTCCTCAATTCCTAATCAGCTTATTTGATTGATACTAGAATACATAAGGGGGGATACTTATCCTTTCCTCATTCAGAGATGTGTGATACAATCTCCCCTTAGATAAAAAAGCGAGGTAAAAATGCAATATTCATTTGACTTCAGTAAAAAACCTGCTACACCTGAATTAAATCTTAATCATTTAGATTATAAGCAATTATCAGGATTCGCAGAATTTACTGAAAAATTAAACAGCTTTAATGAACAATATGATATGGAATTAGTTGCTACTAAAGGTTCTAGATGGCAACCAGGAACATATAATAAAATTAAAGCAAGTGTAGACAATATTATATACCCACACTGGAAAAAAAGACGTGGGGCTAATAATCTTCATAAGTTATTGGAGAGAAATGAATGGAGGTATATCAATTTTAAAGATGAATTACATGCTTTAGATAATATGTTATATCGCTATAGAAAAGAAGGAATAGAATTATATGCTAAAGATGATTTAGAAAAAGCTAAAGAAGAGCTACATGAAATATTAGATAAATTTACTAATAGTCATGATGATATTAAAATTAGTATAGAACCTATTCCACATTTTGGTAGACGTTTAAGAGGATATGGCAGTCATGGTTATAATGATGATGGTCTTTTTAAACCAGCTAGATTATATCCTATAATTAATAATGATAATGAAATTATAGGTAGCCATAATGAAGGAATCTATGATTCATGGGAGGCTTATCAAGACGCGATTGTCGAAAATAATAAAATAAATAATCCTGGAGAATGGTTTGTTAATATAAGGATAGCAATACGTGATATTGATATTAATGTTACTAATAGTTCTATGAATAAAGAATATGCTAAATTGCCATATGGTGATTTAATATTATCTTTTACTGTTGATTTGATAACATTATTAATTAATTACCGCAGACTATTAAAAAAGAAACATATGATTAAAACTGAATTTATAGGAACAGTAGCAACTAAATTTCCTATATATAAAGCTTATGAGCATCCATTCGTTTATAGAAAAACAGCTTATGGGAACACTATGGATGTATTATCTTATTTTAATTCATATGGTAATGGTAATGTGTGTTTAGGAGAATTAAGTAGTGATATTTATCAATCATTATTTTCTGGTAATTTAGAACTATTAAAATCATATGTTAATATATGGGCTAGGTCATTTAGTGCAGGGGTGACATCTCCATTAAACACTTTGTCACATACTCATTTTGGAGTACCTAAAGAATGGGATGAAGCAACACGTGCTATAATATCTAGCGATAAAGCTACATGTAAAAGAGAAGTTAATAACTATACATCAGAGCAAAAGAGAACTTTTACTGAGAAGTTTTGCAGTAATTGTGATATTACAGACAGATGTTCAGTATATACTAAATTAACATTTGATAGTATATGTTGGATAGATGAATGTGATAAAGACTTTTCTCAGGCATATGCTGAATTGCAATATCATCTCAAAGATGAAGTTGATGAAAAGAAAGTATATGAAATGTTCGCTGATTTATATTATTACAAAAGTAAACCAGAAACATGGACGCTTAGCAATATAGAAAGAGTATTTAACTTGCCTAGTAAAAGTTATAAATGTAAAGATATAACTGATTATGATAGTATTTTAAATACATTTCATAAAGATGGACCTACGATGGATAATATTATCGAATTATACGAAGTAATGGAACGTACTTGGTATTTAACACGTATTCATGAAGATAATAAAGAAATGTGGGCTCAATTAGTAGATAAAACAGTAGGCCTTGAATTTAAAGAGGCTATAACAAAACTAACAACACGTGATATAGAAAATAATTACTATTCTTGGTTATTCGCATCTAGTGGAATACCTAGAGATGATTTTTGGACATATACACGAATGTTACAATACAGAAAGGAAGGTGTAAGATATGGCAACTAAGCCTGAAAACAATAAAAACAAAAAGTTCTGGATATCACGCGAGAACTTCGATAAAGTCATAGCATATGCTGAATCAGCTTATAGACAGTTTACGTCTGAAATAGGTGGACAGCTAGTTGTTTTAGAAGATACAGATGGAGACTTCATATTAGAAGACCCTGTAATTCTTAAACAAGAAATATCAGCTAGTAATTGTGAATTAGACGGTCAAGAGTTAGCTGTTCATTATTCTAAAATGATAGGTAAATATGGTAATGAAGTAAGACATTGTTGGTGGCATAGCCATCATACAATGGGAGCATTTTGGTCTGGTACTGATGATGCTACTATATTAAGCCATCCTGCTAATGACTGGACATTATCTTTAGTAGTTAATTTAAAGAGAGAATACAAATTACGTATTCAATTCTTTAAACCGTTTCTACACGAAGAAAATGTAGAATTAAACTTCCTTCAAGAAGAACACGTTACTGATGACATACTCGATAATGAAGTTAAAGAGCTATGTTCTAAAGAATCACGTGTTATAACACATGTGGGTACTCAAGTGCAAGGAACATTATGGAACCAGCGAAATGGATACGGTCATAATTATGGCTACACTTATGGTTTATGGGATGAAAATGAGCTTGAGCTAACAGGAGTACCTGATAAATTGTTTGAAGCATGCGTAGAAGAAATGGATACATTGTCAGATAATTTGACTGATGGCTCTATTAAATTAAAAGGCTTTCGTAAAGGTTTAAGGTCTATTAATGACAAGCTCAAACAATATAATGTTCGAGTATTATCAAGCATATCAAAAGGTAGTAGAACAGATATAGAAAATGAATTACTATATTTACATGCTCATGATATGTTTGAAAATATAGAAGGGAGTAAGAAACATGCGAATTAATGAAAGAAGTTCAGGTCTTATAGAAGATTTTGATAATAAAATCTTTCATATTCTAGGTTGCGGTGCTATTGGTAGTGCCGCAGCTACTCAACTTGCTAGAATGGGAGCAGATAGATTTATTCTCTATGATTTAGATAAAGTTGAAGTACAAAATGTAGGTGTAAGCTATTATATTTATAAAGATATTACTAAACCTAAAGTAGTAGCTTTACATGAACATTTACAACATATAAACCCAGAAATACGTGCAACGGAGCAATTTGGTAGATTTTCTAAATTTATCAAACCCTTAGGAGAAGGCGATGTAGTAATTTTGGGCTTTGACAGTATGGATAGTCGCTTAGAAGCAGCAGAAGCGGCATTAAAAAGACCTAATAAGCTTTATCTTTTAATAGATGGTCGTATGGGTGCGGAGGAATATCATCAGTTTACATTAAAGAATCCAACTCTTAAACAATATAAGACTACTTGGTATTCAGATGTAGATGCTGAAGATGAACCCTGTAATGCTAAAGCGACTTCCTACTGTTCTAATATGAGTGGAGCTTTTATAGCTAATGCTATAAAGAAAACGTTAAATAATGAACCATGCCCTAAACAATTTTTCTTTACATTCCCAGGATTAGTTCTTGGAAAAACAGAGTAATTGTAGTAGATTTATAGGTCGTTATTTTAACAAAAATAGAATTATCAAGAGTCAATAACTGGGTTCATAACTCTTAAATACCTTGCGGGATTTAAGGAGAGCATATGTGAGACTCTTGATGTTCAGAAGAGGAGTAAAATGGTACTTAAAGTAGCAAAGAGAAAAGCTATTTCTCAAAATCCAAGTACACTGCTAATGTATGGCCCCCCAAAGATAGGTAAAACTACAATGTTATCCAGGTTAGACAAATGTCTTATCATTGATACAGAATCTGGTTCTAATATGGTTGATGGTCATATCCTAAATGCTAATAATCGTAAAGAGTTAATAGATATATTAAAACAAGCACGTGAAGGACACGAGTTTAAATATATTGCTATTGATACTATCGATAAAGTAGTACAATGGGCTGAAGCAGCAGTATGTGAAGAAAATAGTGTTCAAGCTTTAGCTGATTTACCTTTCGGAAAAGGTTGGGGATTAGCACGTGATAAAGTGATGAATACTATACATGCATTTAAAGATGTATGTGACCATCTTATTATAGTTGGTCATAGAAAGACAGCTAAAGCAGTAGTAGAAGGACAGGCAACAGTAGAGCCTGAAAGTCTTGATATTACTGGACGCTTAAAAAACATGATAATGTCAGATTGTGATGCAATTGGCTACATATATAGAAATGAAGAAGAAAAGCTTTTAATATCATTTAAATCAGATGATACATTAGAAGCTGGCTCTAGGAGTCCTCATTTACGTGGTCAAGTATTACCTTTTGATTGGAACAAAATCTATATAAAGGAGAAGAAGTAAATGGCGTTATTTAAACCCGAAGAAACTAAAACAAATAGCTTTAATGGTATATGTGAATGTACTATTGTAGATATACAAGATAAATCTGCTCAATTTGATTGGGCTGATATATATTTACAAGTAACATTACTTCAAAATGGGAGTAAATATACTAGAAATGCTAATATTGTTGGAGGTTTCGATAAAGAACCAAATGGCAATGTTACAGGCGGTAGCGTAATCAAAAGAATGTATGCATTCTTTGAGGCAATCAATTGTAATGCTGGTATTAATATTAAAGGTGAATGGGAAGATGCAGAAGGCAATAAAATAGATGATATTGCAACTTTCTTAAGTAAATACACTACTGAATGGGATGGCGAAAAAGCAGGAACAGATGGTAAATATTTAGCTTATTTCTATAAGCAAGCACCTAAGAAACCAGGTAAACAAGCTTATAACGTTGCTCATTATAAAATATATCCTAATGGTGGAAATTGCAAAGAGCAGTTACAAAAGGATATTGATTGGATGAAATCTAGAGGCTATATTAAAGAAGATACAGGAGAAGCTCAACCTGTTAATTCTGTAGATAGTGATGAATTAGGTTCATTAGCACTAGATAATCTATAATGAAATATGTTGAGATAGCACAAGGAACTCCATACAATAGAGGTATGTTGATTCCTAAAAATGAATTATTTCAGTACATTGACTTAAATAGCACGTTATATCGTTCTGCATATTTATATGGCGATGAAGCCTTTGAATTTGCAAAAAAGAGCGGTGGAACTCTAAAGAATTACTATGGAGAACGTGGTATTGATAAAGTATTAATTGATATTGACAAACAAGATAATTCAAACGAGCATACTCTCAACTTAGCACGTAGTATTATATTTGATTTAGAGGAGTTGGGTTGTACTCATAAGAATGTTCAGCCTTATTTTTCAGGAAGTGGTTATCATATCGTTTTAAGTAACGATTGTTTTGAATTTCCAACATCTGCAGACTTGCCATATATTGTCAAGAATACGATGAAGAAATTGTTTCCACATGCTGACTATATGGTATATATTCGTACAGCTTTGTATAGAGTACAGCACACCCTCAATCAAAAGACTAATCTGTATAAAATACCCTTAACTATAAAAGAGATAATGAATGAAAAAGCAGAATCTATCATAGAGCTTGCAAAAAAGCCAAGAATAGAGTTCCCGTATCAATCTTTATTAGGAGAAGGAGAATTATCAGAATACGTGCAAACTAACGTTCCGAAAATAGATGCATTAAATAAAGTTAGAGAACCATTGACAATAGTTCCTTGTGTACAGCAAATGCTAATGCAAGGACCGCAAGATGGTTGTAGAAATACAACAGCAATGCGTATTGTTAGTCATTTAAGACGTAATGGTGTTCCTAGTTAAAGAAGTTTTAAATGGTATAGTCGAACGTGTTTATAATGCAGGTTATCAATATGGATGTAAAGATGAGATAATGGAAAAGCATTGTAAAACTAAATGTATACATTTTCAACGTAAAGACTATATGATAGAAACAGCATCAGTAGAAACTCTACAAGCTAAATTAAAAGAAAGATTAACAACTGACTTTAGTGGTCGTACAGTTAATCTATCTCAAGCCCTAGGAATGAATCATATTGATTGTGATATATTTCCAGGAGAACTTATTACTGTATTTGGGCGAACAGGTTCAAATAAAAGTACATTTGTTCAAAATTTAGCATTAGGTGTAGATTTTGCAAATGACTCTATTAATCCAGAATGGCAAATACCAACACTATTTCTTTCATTAGAATTAGCAGATTGGTATATGCATAGACGTGGATTACAAATTGTATCAGGTTTAGGTAAAGAACAAGTAAATGATAACTTTGAAGGTGTATTTGAAAAGCATAAAGATGATTTAGCTCACATTACATTTCAAACAATATCACCCACTATAGACCAGATACAACAAAAGATAAAGGAATTGCAACCATCATTAGTAATAGTAGATTATATCGATTTAATAGATACACGTGGTAATGGAAGAAGCGAACATGAGAAAATTAAATATATTTCTCATAGCTTATCTAATATCGCAGTTAATATGGATGTAATTATTATACAAGTATCTCAAGTTAGCAGAGAACACAGTAAAGGTGAAGATGCGCTGTCATTATATGCAGCCAAAGGCTCGGGAGCTATAGAGAATGCTAGTAGAAAAGTTATTTCAGTTGATGGACAAGCTGATAACCCTAAGAAGAAAAT